GGCGGTCTCCTTTTGACGTCAAGCTACCGCAATGCCGCGCCATGCGAAACCCGTCAGCGCGGCAATGTCAGCTCCAGCCAATGCGCGGCGATGCGCAGCCGCCCCCCGGCAAAGGCGCCCCCGGTCGCGCTCAGCATGATCGGCGCGGGCGACCAGTAGGTAAAGGGCTGCGACAGCATCCCCCGCGCCCAGCTTCCCGCCGGAAGGCCCAGGCCCGATCCGAACCGGTCGAACGCGCCATCCGTCCCCATCTGCCAGCCGCTGAGCGAGCCGGTGATCGCCTCCGTCACCCGCGCGGTCACCCCGATGACCATGCCCGCCGCAGGCAGGACCAGCGAGGTGGTCATGCGCGCGCCGGCAGCGATCTCGACTTCGGCCTCGGCGGTGCGGGCGGCAAGCGCCGATCCGAACCCGCCAAGCGTCACCGCCCCGGCGACCCAGTCTCCGCCGTCATGGATGGCGGTGACCCCGCGATCGGCGATGAAGCCGCGCATCCCGGCCTGCGGCCTGGTGAACACCCAGCCGCCGTTCGACGCGACGGCGATCTGACCCGCCTGGCCGGCCCAGTCCCCGCCCGCGCCCTCCGGCACGCCGTAGCAGGCGCCGTCGGCCACCGCCTCCGGCGGCTGGGGCCGGGTCACGCTCACCAGCACCAGATTGACCAGCCCGTCAAGCCGCGCCATCGCCTCGTTCACGGTGACATGTTTCTGCGCCTGCGCCGCCTGCAATAGCGGCAGGGACAGGCGCGATGTGGTGTCGTTGCTCATCAGAAGCTCCTCTTGACGAAAGATCCATGCCCGTAGCGGTCCGAGATCTGCGCAACCCGCACGACCAACCCGCCCTGCCCGGCGGCAGCGGCCATCTCCGCCGGCAGATCCAGCCAGGGCCGGTCGCAGGTGAAATCGCGCAGCGCGCCCCCGGTCTCGACCCGGACCAGATATTCCTCCCGCGTCTCCCCCAGCGGCACCTCGGCCAGATCCCAGCGGTCCCCGTTCACCCGCGTCCGCCGCACCCAGCTCAGCCGCGCGCCATCCAGCCGCAGATGGCAGGGCGCATAGGGGCGCAACCCGGCCCCGAAGCTCTGCGTGCTGCGCAACCGGTAACGCGGATCATCCGCCGGGCGCGATGCAGGCCCGATCCGCCAGTGCCGCATCAGCCCCAGCTCCTCCGGCGCCATGTCCAGTTGCCTGACCGCCCCGTCCAGCACCACCACCAGCGAGCCCGCGGGCCAAACCGCCGGGATCAGCGCATCGGTGCCGAACTGCCCGCGAAGCCGCTCGCGCAGCGACCACAGGCCCGGCGAAAGCGGCTCGGCACGGGCGAATTGCAGGATCTCCCAGCCATTTGCCGTGCCGTCGCCGATCGCGATCAGGTTCGCGCCACGCAGCAGCCGCTCCATCGCCACGCCAGACAGCCCGCCCGAGGCAAATCGCACCCGCAGACCCGCGCCCCGGTCGATCAGCCCATGCCGCGCGCGGCGAAGCGGGCTCTCCGTCAGCCCGACCATCGCGCCCCGCGGCAGCACCCGGTTCAGGCGGAAATCGCTGTCCCGGCTGGCCGATCCATATATCGCGACCGAGCCGGGCCAGGGGGTGGCCGCCACCGCGATATGGGGCGCATGCGGCACCTCGCTTCCGGCCATCAGCGGCAAATCCAGGATCACCGGCCAGACCGGCATCGGCGGGCGGTAGCGCGGCACGGCGAGGCCCCCCTCCATGTGGTCGGCGGGGCGATAGATCCCCGGCTCGGTCAGCACCGCCTCGACGGTGATCGCGCCGGCCCGCTCCACCCGGTCGATGCGCCAGCGGCGCGCAGCGTCATCGCCGCGCCGGCGCAGCGACACCACGTCGCCCGGCCCGAGCCCCGCGCGCGACGGCGGCAGGGCAAACCGGATCGTCTCCCGTCCCAGCCGCGCCTCGGCCAGCCAGCGTTCGGCAACCGCCCGCGCCTCCGGTACGGTCAGCAGCAGCGGCATCTCGCTGTCCGTCACCGCCGCCACGCCGTCACCCGGCATCGCCGCCTCGACGGTCGAAGGGGCATAGCCCCCAGCCGCCAGATGGGTCAGCCGGACCCGCCCGCCGATCTCGGCCTCGGCGGCGCGCGCGGTGTCGTGTGCACCCTCCGCGCCCTCGGCCAGATCATCCTCGGTCAGCTCGGCAGCGATGCGGGCGTCGCGCATCCGGAAGACCAGCCTGCCATCGCGCTCCACCGCATCGAAACCGTAGGCCAGCATCAGCGGCTGAAGGCTGGCCCGCGGCGTATCCACCGCCCCGGAGACATAGCCGCGCACCACCCCGGACAGCCCGCTGACATCGGCACCCCGCAGCCCCGCCGCATGGCACAGATCCGCCACCACCGCCCCCAGCGGCACCGCGCCCGCCCGCCCGTTCAGCCAATGCCCCCGGTCCCAGGCCGGTCCGTCCGACCACAGATCGTCGCGGCCGGGAAAGGCCGGATAGGGCCGCGCATCCCAGCACCAGACATGCGCCCGCGCCATGTCCACCATCCGCCCGCCATAAAGCCCCACCGGATTATGCGCCGGGTCGCCCCAATAGCGGGTCATCGCCGCCACATAGGCCGCCTGCACCGCATCGTCGCGCCGCCCGGTCGAATAATGCGGCAGGCGCGATTCCGAGCTCATCGCGTCCAGGAACTTGTTGGGCTGGTTGGTCCCCTTGTCGAGCGCCGCGCACCCCATCTCGGTGAACCAGATCGGCTTGGAGCGCGGCACCCAGGCGGTGGGCGTCGCCATCCGCGCGCCCCCGATCCGCTCGTGATGGCTCCGCCCCCACCAATTCGCCAGATCCTTGTAGCGCCAGACCCAGGGCTCGCCATGCGCCCCATCGGTGATCGGCGTGCGGATCTGCGCCGCGCGATGGGCGGGATCGGCGTAGTACCAGTCATACCCCTCGCCCCCCGCGACATTCGCCTCCAGATAGCCGGGCGCGTCGATCCGGCCCCAATGCGCGTCGGCGTGATCCTCGCCCTCGCGCCAATCCGACAGCGGCATGTAATTGTCGATGCCGATGAAATCGACATTTCTGTCGGCCCAGAGCGGGTCGAGATTGTAGAACGCCTCGCCCCCGCCGGGGTGATAGCCGAAATATTCCGACCAGTCGGCAGCATAGCTGATCTTCACCCCGGGCCCCAGGATCGCGCGTACATCCGCCGCGAGCCGGCGCAACTCCTCGACCGCCACGAAATGATCGCCCGGCCCGCGAAGCTGGGTCAGCCCGCGCATCTCCGATCCGATCAGAAACGCGTCAATCCCGCCCGCCACGGCACAGAGATGCGCGTAATGCAGGATGAAACGGCGATAGGACCATTCCTCCGGCCCGTCATAATGCACCTCCTCACCCTCGACCCGGAAATCCCCGCGCGCCGCCTGGCCAAAGAACCGCCGCACCGCCGCGCTGTTCTGGGCCGTGCCATCGGGCGAGCCGTCACGCCCCGGCGCGATCTCGGCGGTGATCCGGCCCCGCCACGGCATCACCGGCTGATCTGCCGCGCCCGTCCAGGGATCGGTCCGGCCATTCCCGGCCAGCTGCTCCATCAGGATGAACGGATAGAACACCGCCCTGCGCCCCGAGGCGGCGATCGCGCGCAGCGCCTCGATGACCGAGGCATCGGCGGGTGTGCCGCCATAAATCGGCCGATCATTCACCCGCGCCACCTCCTGCGCTGCCTCGCGCGCGATGCCGCCCGCGCGCCACGCCATCTCGGCGCCGTCGCGGCTCCCATCCTCGACCTTCGGGCGCAATCGGCACTGCCCCACGCGCAGATCATCCCCGAACCAGGACACGATCAGCGAGACCGAGCCGACACGCGGCAATTCGCGTCCCAGACTGTCCATCGACGCCGCGAAATCCGTCGCGGCCAGCGGCGTCGCACTGTTGGCCGCCTGCCGCGCGCCCAGCCCCAGATCATAGCTGACCGGGGTGGTCGCCAGCGAATACTCCCCGGTGCCGGGGATCAGCGCCACCGCCTCCACCAGCCGCGACAGCCCGCCGCCCGAGCGCGCCTCGCGCGTCACCTCGAAGCTCAGCTGCGGCAGCCGGTTGCCCCAGCGGTCCAGCTCCAGCTCCTCCAGCACGACATAGGCGGTGCCGCGATAGGCCGGCGCGGCCTCGCCCTCATGCGCGACGATGCAGGGATCGGCAAGCTGCGCCTCACCACCGTGATAGACCCGCATGTTCAGATCGCCGGGCGGAATCTCCTCGCCATCGGCCCAGACCCGCCCGACGCCCAGGATCGGCCCTTCGCACAGCGCCAGCGCGAAGCTGAGTCGATAGGAGATCTGCGTCACCCGTGGCCCCGCCCCCTTGCCGCCGCCCTGCCGCGATGAGGTCTCGGTCAAGGGTCCGGCCCAGATCACATGCCCCGGCAGCCGCATCTGCCCCCAGAGCCGCGCAATCGGCGCGCCCTCGCCCGCGCCCTGAAGCCGCAGCCGGTCGATCCGGCCCGTCTCCACCGCCTGCGCGCCGACCCCCAGCAGGCGCTGATCGATGACCCGCCCGACCGTCGCGCCGACCGCGCGGCCGATCACCGCGCCGCCCAGCCCCAGCACAGTTCCACCGACCCCCGCACCCAGCGAGGCACCAGCCGCGGATAACAGGATCGTCGCCATGAGGACTCCTTTCAGTCGGGAAAGCGGAACCGCGCCGCGATCCGCCGCCGCCAGGGCGCGGAAAGCGGGCTTTCCACGACGCCGTGCCGGTCATAGGCATGAATGAACGCGGGCGCGGCCCCGATGGCGGAGACCACGCCCAGATGTTTCGCGACCCCGCCCGGCCGCATCCGGAACAGCAGCACATCGGCCGCCCTCATCGGACCCGGCGCGGGCAACAGATGACGCGCGGCCCCGGACAACAGAGTCTCGTCCCCGCTATATTCGCCCCAATCCGGGGTGTAGTTCGGTGCCGCCTCCGGCTCATCGCCATAAAGCCCGCGCCAGATCCCCCGGATCAGCCCTAGGCAATCGCAGCCCGTCCCGCGACGGGAGGCCTGATGCTGATAAGGCGTGCCGATCCAGCCCCGCGCAAGGCGCAGGATCTCGGCCTCGCGCGGGGTCATGCGCCCGCCCCCGCCTCTCCCGGCTCGGGGTCTTCGGCGGGCTGAAAGCTGGGCTGCGCCTCCGCCCGCCGCGGCTGCGGCGCGCCGGGCGCCAGCAGCCAGTCCTCCTGCGGCAGATGCGGAAACCCGCGGAAATTGGCGAAATTGCCGAATTTCAACCGGCACTGTGATGCGGATTTGTCGCAGCCCACCTCCAGCCTGACGGCGTCCCCCGGCGAAGGCAGGATCCCCGGCGCCGCCCACAGATCGACCTCGCGCCGCCCCTCGGGCCGGGCGCGGTCATTCTTGATATGCCCCGCGATCCCCGACGCCGCGCCGGAGGTGATGCGCAGCGTGCCGCGCTCGAACCAGCGGTCGTCACGGCCATGCAGCCCCGACAGAACCAGCCGCGCGCCAGAGACCTGCTCGATCCGCGCCTCGCCCGACAGCCCCGGCCGCGACAGATCGGCCTTGCAGGCGCCATCGCCCAGCACCGCGCTGCATCGCGGGTGATAGACCCGGCCCACCGGCCGGTTCAGCGCCTCGGACAGGCCGCGCAGCTCGGCGCGGAAGGCCCCGCCCGCCCGCGTCACCTCGCCCAGCGAGCCGCGAAACACCAGCCGATGCGCGGCCGGATCGGCCCAATCCACCTCCCACAGCCGTATCTCCGCCCCATCCCAGCGTCCGGCGATGATGTCGGCCTCGTCGATCGCCGCGTCGCTCAGCGCGCCGATGGCCTCGCTGTTATCCACCGCGAGCCCGGCCCCCTGCACCACCGCCTGCGCCTCCATCCCCGCCTGCGGCCGGAAACTGATCCCCGCGAAGGACAGCGCCGTATCGTGATCGGTGAAGCCCAGCACCACCCCGTCCGCCCGCGTCACCGCCCAGGCCCGCGCCAATGTCGTGACCGTCATATCCGCAGCTCCACCACCGGCACCTGCGGCATGTCGCCCGCCTGGAACGAGGCCACCGAGACCGCGATCCGGTCCGTGTCGAACCGCACCGGCACATCGAACTCGAATCCCGCCGTAACCGCTGCATCCTGCCCCGGCGGCTCGCTCAGCGTCACGATGCCGGTGGCCGTATCAACGCGGTAATCCGGCCCCTCGCGCAGCTCGATGCCGCCCACCCCGACCCGCACCGTGCCCTCGACCGGCTTGGCGATCGGGCGCAGATAGGCCGCCGGTCCCGAGGCATAGCGCCGCCGCAGCCGGAACTGCGTGCGCGCCCCGTCGCCATGGCCAATGACCTGGTCGCGGAACTCCGGCGCGCCGCTTGGTGCGCAGCTCTTGAAATCCGCCCAGTCCTTCCAGCGGAACCCGTGCAACTGCCCGCCCCGCGCCTCGAAAAACGCGATCAGCGCGGCGATGTCGTCCAGCGAGCGCAGCCCGATCCCGGCATCGTAATGGCGCCGCGAATGCGCCCAGGGGGTGTTGCGCTCCTCATGCCCGCTGCTCAGCGCGACGATCTCGGTGCGCCGCTCCGGCCCGCCGACCGAGCCGAAGGACAGATTGGCTGGAAATCGGATCTCGTGGAACATGGCTATACCTCACAGGTTGCGCTGCCCGCGCGCGAGCGCCCGGCCCATGTGCGCAGCAATCTGGCTCTGGCTGCGGGCGAACCCGGCCACGTCGGGGGTGTTGACGGTGATCGAGACATTCACCGGCCGCGCCGCGGCGCCACCGCCCGTCGCGGCCACGCCCAACCGTCCATCCGCGCCGCGCGACAGCGGCATGATCGCCTCCGGCCCGGCCTCCCCCATCAGCCCGACACCGCCGCGCATGGGAAACCGGGTGGGGCTGGTGACAATCCCTCCTTTCGCGAAAGCCGCGACCCGACCCTGCGAGAATGCGGCACCGGCGGCGAAAGGCGTGGCCCCCTGCTGCGCCGCCGCCGGCATCGCCCCCGACATGAGCTGGTTCACGCCCTGCGCCAGAACCCCCGCCAGGGCCTGCTTCACCAGTTTGGTGGCAATCCCATAGGCGGTATCGGCCATGCCGCGCGCCACCCCGCCCATCGCATCGCGCAGGCTCAGCCCGTCCAGCACCATTCCGTCGAAGGCCCGACCCAAGGCGCTGCGGATGCCGCGGGCGAAGCCGTCAACCTCGCGCCCGGTCAGCCACATCTGCTTCTGCATCCGGCCCAGCTCCGCCGTGAAGGCCGCGGTCATCCGGGCCGCCTTGTCGATCTGCCCGTCCGGGTCATCCTGCCGCCCCGTGTCCGGCATCACCCTGTCCGTCATCGTCATCATCCCCCGCCATTGCATGTTCATCCGGCCAGTCCCGCGCCAGCGCCGCCAGCCGCGCCCGCGTCATCGGCCTGCCGCCCGGCGCCGTGCCCAGCATCAGCGCCAGCTCGGCCGGGGTCAGCGCCCAGAACTGGTCCGGCGTCAGCCGCAAATGCCGCATCCCGGCGCGCATCAGCCCCGGCCAGTCCAGCCCAGCCTGCCCCGCCCGCTCCGCCGCCACCCGGCTCACTCCGGCAGCGCGAAGGCCAGGTGCAGCAGCCGCGCCGCCGCCTGCGCAGCACCCACCGGCCCGCCGCCGATCTCGACCCGCATCAGCACGGCCCGGTCCCCGTTCCAGCCCGCCCCGCGCAGCCCGGCCACCAGCACCGCCAGCACATCCGCGGCCGAGAACCGCCCCGCCTCGAACCGCTCGGCGAGCGCGATCAGCGACGCGGCCTGCAATTCCGCCTCCAGCTCGGCCAATGCCCCCAGCGTCAGCCGCGCCGGATGGGCCACGCCGTCCAGCGTGACCTCGACCTCTCCGCGCATCGGATTGGCCATCACAGCGCCACGAAGCTCAGCGCCCCGGCACTGGCCAGCGCCAGCTCATAGGTCGCCTCGCCATTATGGCTGCCGGCATATTCCAGCGCGGTGATCTGGAAAGGTCCCTCGACAATGCCGAAATCGGGGATGATGATCTGGCAGCGCGGCACCTCGCCGTCGAAGAAGACCTGCCGCGCACGCCCATCCGTCGCCGCGTCGCGGAACACGCCCGAGCCCGACAGCGCGGCCGAGCGCACCCCGGCCCCGCCAAGCAGCTCGCGCCAGCCGCCCTGGCTCTCCAGGCTGGTCACATCGACCGTCTCGGCGTTGAAGGACAGCCGCGTGGCGCGCAGCCCGGCCACCGTCTCGAACTGTCCCGCACCGCTCATATCCATCTTGATCAGCAGATCGCGTCCGTTTTGAACCGTCATGTCACTTTCTCCTCAGATCAGGTCCACCAGCGCCCGGAAGGTCAGATCGACCCGCCGCTCGGCGCTGTGCTCCACCCGCGTCGCGCGGGCCTTCAGAAACCACAAACCGGCCAGACGGCCGCGCTCCATCGCCAGATCGGCATCCTCCAGCGCGGCGCTGACCGCCATCGCGGCCCGCTTGACCGCGTCAAACCCGGTCGCCGCATCCCGCCCGGCCAGGACCGAGACGGTGAAATCATGGCGCGACACCGTGCCGGAGCTGTCGGCCGTCCCGCTCACCTCCTCGGGCCCGATCGCGATATGAACGCCACCCGGCGGCGCGATGGGCAGCGCGTCGAACACCGCGTCCCCCACCAGCGCGGCCAGTTCCGCGTCGTCGCGCAATTTCCGATAGACGGCCGCCTGCAGCGCCGCCGAGACGCGATAGCTCATGCCGGTTCCTCCACAGCGTTGATGCGCAGATAGCGCCCGTCCGGCCCGTCCTCCGCCACCGCGTCGATGCGGAACAGGCGCGCACCGCTGCGCAGCCTCTGGCCCGGCGCGGGGCGGCGCGGATCACCCGGCGGGGCGGCGCGCAGGATGATCCGCCAGGCCAGGCGGCTTTCGGCGCCGGCCTGCGCCCCGCGCAGCCGCCCGGCCCCGCTCAGCATCTGCGCATAAACGACGCCCAAGGCGCGCCAGACCAGGCGCTGCCCGCCCATGCCATCGGGTTCCCGCTCCGCCGTCTCCAGCGTCAGCGGCACGTTCAGCCGCGGCACCGCCATCACCGCGCCCCCCGGCCGCACAGCACGCGCACCGCCCGCCACCGCTCGATCAGCGCGCTGACCCCCACCGGCAGGGCAAGCCGCGCCGCGTCATCGCCGCGATCCTCGTAATAGCGCGTGGCCAGCATCACCACCGCCTGCGCCAGATCCGGCGGCACGCCCGTCCAGTTATCCGCGAACCCGGCGGTGAACCGGATCAGCACCCGCCCGCCCTCCGGCGGCGACGGCAGCACCGCGCCCCGCGGCGCGATCCAGGGGCGCATCGCGTCCTCGACCAGCCGCCAGCCCGCCTGCGGCACGGCGCGGCGCGCCCCGTCGCGCGCCTCGAAGGCCAGCTCGGCCACCCGGCCCACCGGCGCCATCGGCAGGGGCTGGCAGGCCGGATCGCGCCAGCCCTCCAGCAGCAGCCGGTAATCGCGGCGCAGCAGCACCTTGCCGGTCCGCCCCTCGATCATCGCGATGGCGGCGCGCAGGAACCCGGCCAGCGCCCGGTCCTCCGCCGCGCCCGCCTCCAGCGCGAAGCCGGAGCCGAGCCGCAGATGCGCCCGCAATTCCGCCACCGGCAGCGCCGCATCCGCCGGTGTCGTCTCCTCGACTAGTATCATCCCGAACCTCCCGTCCGAGCCGGGCCAGTCTGGCCGCGTGTCCACAGGGAAAAACCGCGCCGGCCCGCGCGCCCCGAGGCATGCGCGGACAGTTGCTGAGCCGGCAGGGGGCCGGCCGGCGCGGCCTCGACGACCTGACGGATCAGGCGCCGAACTTCAGCACCTTCATCGCGCGGCCGTCGACCAGCCCGCCGCCGATCCGCTTGGTGGCATAGAACAGCACGTTCGGCTTGGCCGAGAACGGATCGCGAAGGATGCGCAGATCGGGACGTTCGGCGATGGTGTAGGCGGCCTTGAAATCCCCGAACAGGATGGCCCGCGCATCCGGCGCGATATCCGGCATCTCCTCGGCCAGCACCACCGGATGCCCCAGCAGCCGCGCCGGCAGGCCCGCCGACAGGCTGTCGGCCCAGACGAAGCGGCCGTCTGCATCCTTCAGCTTGCGCATCACCGATGCGGTCTTGGAGTTCATCACGAAATGCGCATTGACCCGGTGCCGCGAATCCAGCGCATAGACCATGTCGATCAGCACCTCGGTCGGGTTGGCCGCGGCAAACCCGCCGCTCACCCCGGTGGCGAACTCGCCCAGCCGGTGGATCTCGCCTGCGCCGGTGACATCGACCTCCGCCTGAAGCAGCCCCACCGGCTTGTCGAACCCGTCGCCGTTCAGCAGGGCATGGGCTTCGGCGCGGGCGAACTTGTCCGCGATCCGCTCGGCCAGCCAGGCCTCGATGTCGAAGGCGGCGTCGTCCAGCAGACGCTGGCTCGCCTTCGGCATGGCAGAGAGCTCATGCAGACGGATGGTGATCTTTTCCATGCCGGGCGAGTCGGTCTCCACCGCCTCGGTCTCGCCCGCCCAGCCAGTGCCCAGATCGTCGCGATCCACCAGCACCTCGTAAGCCGACGACTCCACCTGCACGACATTGCACAGCGCCCGGAGCGAGACCGACCCCGACAGCGCCGATTGCACCGTCTCGGCCAGTTGCGGCGCCGCCTCCACGCCCGGCAGCGCCGCCGCGGTCATCGCCTTGCCCTCGATCTCGGGGCCGCGCAGCGCGGCATCGTCGCCGCGCCGCAGATAGGCATGAAACGCCTTGCGCTCCGGCGCCTCCCCGGCCGGCTCGGTGGCCAGCGGGCTGCGCGGGCGAAAGGCGGTCTTGCGGTCCAACATGGTCATGCGGTGATCCTGTGCATCGAGTTTCGTCTGGATATCCTGGCGGAACCCCTTGAGTTCATCGACGAACCCAAGCAATGCCGCCTTCAGCTCTCCGGGCGCGCCCGGCGCCGCGGTCCTGGTCTCGCTCATCAGCGTCTCCTTATTGGTGTCTGGGGCCCTCCGCCCCGGTCCGGCGCCAGGCAGTAATCCCGCCCGGCCCCGCTGCGGCCGCGCGGTTCAGACCCGCAGCGCCTCGGTCGCGGCGATCAGCGCCGCCGCGAATTCCCTGTCCGGCCCGCCATGGGTCGGGCTGTGCGTCCGGCCCTGCACCCGGCCCTGCTTCCGGTCCAGCTTGGCCTCGGGCAGCATCGGGAAGGTCACCAGCGACACCTCCCACAGCTCGACCTCGCGCAGCACCCGGCGGCCCGTCGCGTCCCGCTCGGCCCGGATCGCGCGATAGCCGATGGACAGCCCGTCAATCGCCCCCGCCGCGATCAGCGCCGCCGCCTCGCGCGCCCGCGCCACATCCGCCAGCAGCCGGCCGCGCACGAACAGCCCGGTCGCATCCTCGCGCACCTCGTCCCAGACGCCGATGGGCCGGGCCGGGTCATGCTGCCACAGCATCCGCACCTTGCCGCCCTGCGCGGCAATCCGGCTGAGCGAGGCCGCAAACGCCCCCCGCGCCACGATATCGCCGCCCCGATCCGGCAGGCCGAAGCGGCTGGCATAGCCCTCGATCGCGGCATCATCGCCGCGCCGCGGCGGGTCGCCGGCCGAAAATCTCATCTCCGTTGCCCTGTCCACCTCAGCCCCCTTGCGATGCAAACTCGATCAGCGACTGCACGGCCTGGGTCAGGATCACGGCCACGACGCCGTAGACCGTCATCCACAACCGCCGCTCCAGCCCCGCGATCAGCGCCTCGATCCGCTCCAGCCGCTTCTCGACAGCGCCGAATTGCAGCGCCATGACCCGTTCCTGCGCCTCGAAGCGCAGATGATGCGGATCGAGACCGTCCATGAAACGCGACCCCTCCATCTCAGCCCTCCGCCAGCGGCGGCAGGCCCAGAAGCGCGCGCTTCTCGGGATCGCTCAGAAACGACACCTCGCCGATGCGCCGCCATTGCTGGTCGCGTTCGGCCGCCAGCGCCGGGATCTGGTCCGGGTCGGGCCGCAGATCGACCTCCGCCCCCAGATGCTCCGACAGGAACCACGCCACCGCGGCCGCGACCCGGCCGACCAGCGGCAGCACGGTCAGCCGGTAGAACGCCCGATGCGCCTCGGCGTAATTGGCATAGGTCGCATCGCCCGGTATCCCGATCAGCATCGGCGGCACGCCGAAGGCCTGCGCGATCTCGCGCGCCGCCGCCTGCTTGGTCTGGTGGAACTCCATATCCGACGGCGAAAACCCCATCGGCTTCCAGTCCAGCCCGCCCTCCAGCAGCATCGGCCGCCCGGCATTGCGCGCGCCCTGGTGATGCATCTCCATCTCCACCGTCAGCCGCTCATATTGCTCGGCCGACAGGTTCCCCTGCCCGTCCGGCCCGGAATAGACGATCGCGCCCGAGGGCCGCGCGGCATTGTCCAGCAGCGCCTTCGACCAGGCAGAGGCGCTGTTATGCACATCCACCGCCACCGCCGCCGCCTGCAGGGGCGACAGCCCGTAATGATCGTCCGAGGGGTGAAAGCTGCGGATATGACAGACCGGATCGGGCGCGCCGGTCATGTCGAAGCGATGCGTGCGCCCGCCCACCGCGTATTCATACGCCACCGGCCAGCCATCCGCGCCCGGCACCACCCTCATCCGGTCGGATCGCAGAACATGCAGCTCCGCAGGCAGCCCCGCACCCGCGCCGACCGCCTCCAGGTAGCCATTGCCGCTCAGCAGGATCTGGCCATACAGCGCCTCGAACAGCTCGGCCCGTCCCTGCGCCGGGTTGGGCCGGCGCAGCAGATCCAGAACCGGATGGGTCTCGTACCGCCGCGCGGCATCCTGGCAGATCAGCGGCACCGCGGCGGCGGCCTCGGCAATCAGCCGCACGGCGCGGAACCCGACCGGATTGCCGATGAACCCGGCCTTCGTCAGCGTCGCCGTATCGCGCGCCGACCAGATCGCGCGCCCCGGCGCCGCCGCCAGCGCCGCGACCCGCCCCGAGGCCGCCCGCGCCTTCTTCTCCATCACCGGCGCGGCCTCTGCCTGCCGGGAAAACAAACGAAACGCCATGCCTCGCCTCCGTGTCGTTCCATGAAAAAGGGCTGCCCGAACGGACGGCCCCTCGCCTCGCGTCACCCGATCACAGCGACCGGGTTCTTCTTCACCCAAATACCCAAATCCCGACACCGCCGATAAACCCCCGGCCCGGAACCAAGGGGCGCAGCCCCGCCGGGCCAGCGTCCGACCGCCCCCCGGGCGGACGCTTCGTCACCGGTCCACACCAAACATCCGTTCAGCGGGATGGCACCATAAAGCGCATCGCTCAAACCTATGAAGCGTCCCCCCGCGGTCGCCCGCTGGCCCTCTGCTGCAGCCCACGCCGCACGGGCACATCGCCCCTCTCACAACCCCCGCATCCGCGGCCGCCGATACGACCCCGCCGGCTCGATCATCAGCGCGTGGATCGCCCAGACCATCGCATCCAGCCGGTCGGGCGAGCCCTTCCCTTGATAGCCGCGCAGGCTCATCCGGCACATCTGGTCCTCCAGCACGCCTAAGGACGGCCCGCGCAGATGCTTCACCCGCCCCTGCTCATAGAGCGCCGCCACCGGCTCGGCCCTGAGCGCCTTGCCGCGCCCGGCCCGCAAGCCGCGGAACGGCACCAGCGGATCGACCTGGCGGATCACGCTCTCGATCAGATCGCCGCCCTGGTTGACCTCCGCCACCAGCCGCTCGGCCTTGTGGCGGTCCATCGCGGCGATGGCGGCGCGGGCCCAGTCGAGCGGGCTGCCCTTCACGCTCGCATCCTCGATCACATAAGCCCGCCAGTCGGACGGCGCGCCCTGCGCCACCACCCCGGCCACCACGATCCCGCATTCATCCGATTGCGCGCCCGAGGACACCGCCGGATCCAGCGCCACCACCACCCGGTCGAGCGTCGGCAGACGGTCCACACGGGCGCTCTCGACCATCTCGCCGGTCCAGAGCGCCCCCTCCACATCCTCCAGGAGCACGCCCTCCAGCTCCTGCCGGCCCAGCCGCGTGCCGCCATAGCGCGCGGCGACCTCGGCCAGGAAACTCTCCGCCAGATAGGCCCGGTTGGCATCGGTCGGCGCGTGCGTCGTCACGGTCGAGGCGCTGTGCAGGATCCGCTTCAGCACCTCGACATTCTTCGGCGTGGTGGTCACGACCTGCTGGGGATGATCCCCCAGCCGCAGCGCGAATTGCAGCATGTCCCACGCCGCCTCGGCCTTTTTCCACTTGGCCAGCTCATCGACCCAGGCCGCGTCGAATTGCGGGCCGCGCAGCGCCTCGGGCTCATGGGCCGAAAACGCCATCGCCACCGCGCCGTTGGGCCAGACCAGCCGCCGCCGCGTCGCCTCCCAGACCGGGCGGCGGTCGGGCGGCGAACAGGCCAGGATGCCGCTGTCGCCGAACACCATCACCTCGCGCACCTGATCGAAGGTCTCGCCCACCAGAGCCACCCGTGAACAGGCGCCGGGCGCATCGGGCACCGCCCCCTCGACGCGGGCGCGCACCCATTCCGAGCCGGCACGGGTCTTGCCCGCCCCGCGCCCGCCCAGGATCACCCAGCTTTTCCAGTCGCCCTCGGGCGGCAACTGATGCGGCAGGGCCCAGAACTCGAACAGCCAGGGCAGGCTCGCCAGCGCATTGTCGCTCAACCCCTCCAGGAACGCGTCAACCTCCTGCGGCGCGGCGGAGGCAAGCCAGGCGGCGCCCGATTTCATCGCGTGCGGCGTCGAGGTCGAACTGACCGTCCCCGACGGCTCCAGCAGCTTCCTTGCGTAGTTTTTCAACCTTGTTCCTTTCCTCGAGCATGAGCTGCGTGGCCGAGCGAAGCTCCCGCGCGGTTCTGACCGCATCCTTCAGCTCGCCCATCTCCCCCGCCCGCAACCTTTGCCGCAGCAGGGTCAGATCCTCCGCGCAGCCGCGGAACAACTGCCCCGCGATCTCGATGTCATCCATGGCCGATCGGGGCTGGAACGGCCCCTCCGGCTGCTCCGTCCCCGGATCGAACGTCCCCGGTCCGAAATTCACTGTCATCCAACATGCCCCGCCTCGTGATCTGTCCGCACGAGCCAAGAAACGAAAAAACCGCCAAAGGTCAGCGACCCGGCGGCTTGCCCATTTCTCCCAGCATGGAAAATTTCTACCCCGGACCGTGCGCCGGGTCAAGATTAATCATCTTAGGTCAACGTCTTAACCAAGTTTCACCCAGCCTCGGCTGGCCGAAACCGCGCTGCAACAGCACCGCGCCTTGCCGCGCAACAGCCCCGCAGCGCCCGCTCGATTCGCCCGAATCGACGGGCGAGTCCGACGGGCCCGCCCCCGGAATCATGCCGCCAACTGCCCCGGCTCAGCCCCAAGCCGCGCAGCTCGTCTTGCGGCAACAGGCTGAAAATTAACTTATATTAACAGTTTCGTGCTATGCTGCCCGCGCCGGCCCGCATGTCTTTCCGGCCGCGCAGACGACAAGAACAGGACGAACCATGAACGCACTACCCAAACGCTTCTTCATCTCGGCCGCCATCTTCGCGCTGATCGGCATGGTCTGGGGGATCGTGATGTCGGCCAGTGCCGACCACAGCATGTCCCCCGCGCACGGCCATCTGAACCTGATCGGCTTCGTGGCGATGGCGGTGTTCGGTACATATTACGCGCTGACCCCGCAGGCAGCCGAAACCCGGCTGGCGCAGATCCATTTCGCCGTCTCGCTTATCGCGGTGATGGTCATCGTGCCGGGCATCGCCCTGGCGATCGCACAGGGGCAGGAGGTCCTGGCCAAGCTCGGATCAGTGCTGTCGCTGGCGGCAATGGCGATCTTCGCGCTGACCGTGTTCCGCCACGGCGTCGGCACGCAGCACGCCCAGCGGGGCTGA